CCTGTTCCGCCCGCTGCGCCCGGGGCAGATCCGCGGCGAGCCGTGGCTCGCCCGCGCCCTGGTGAAGCTGCACGAACTCGACCAGTACGACGACGCGGAACTGGTGCGCAAGAAGACCGCGGCGATGTTCGCCGGCTTCATCACGCGGCTCGCCCCCGAGGACACCCTGATGGGCGAAGGGCTGCCGGACGCCCAGGGCGCGGCACTCGCCGGGCTGGAACCCGGCACCTTGCAGATCCTGGAGCCGGGCGAGGACATCAAGTTCTCGGCGCCGGCCGACGTGGGCTCGAGCTACGGCGAGTTCATGCGCCAGCAGTTCCGGGCGGTGGCCGCCGCCATGGGCATCACCTACGAGATGCTCACCGGTGATCTCACCCAGGTGAACTACTCCAGCATCCGCGCGGGATTGCTCGAGTTCCGCCGCCGCTGCGAGGCCATCCAGCACGGGGTGATCGTGCACCAGCTGTGCCGGCCCGTCTGGCGCGCCTGGATGGAGCAGGCGGTGCTGGAAGGCGCGCTGAACCTGCCCGGGNTCGCGCGCCGCCGGCGCGCGTACCAGGCCGCCAAGTGGATCCCGCAGGGCTGGCAGTGGGTCGATCCGCTCAAGGAGTTCAACGCGCTCAAGCTCGCGATCCGCGCAGGGCTGATGAGCCGCTCGGAGGCGATCTCGGCCTACGGCTACGACGCCGAGGACATCGACCGCGAGATCGCCGCGGACAACCGGCGCGCCGATGAACTGGGGCTGGTCTTCGACTCGGATCCGCGGCACGACCAACCGACGCCGCCGGCGCCGACACCTGCGCCCGACACCGAACTTCAGGACTGAACCGATGCTGCCCCATCTCGCCTCCCGGCTCTTTGGCACGCCCCTGCTCGTCCAGCGCGCCAAGCTCGACCTGATCCTCGCGGTGCTCTCCGAGCGCCTGCATCTGGCCGCGCCGGACGTCGCNCTCGCGCCGCCGCTGCCTCGGGCCCCGAACCCTGCGGCGTCTGCGTCAAGCTCGATCGCGGTCCTGCCGATCCACGGCACCCTGGTCAAGCGCACGCTGGGGCTGGAGGCGGCCTCGGGGTTGACCAGCTACGCCGAGATCGGCGCGCGGCTGGAGGCGGCCCTTGGCGACCCGATGGTCGCCGGCATCGTGCTCGACATCGATTCGCCCGGCGGCGAGNCCGGCGGCTGCTTCGAGCTCGCCCGCCGCGTGCGCGAGGCGGCGGCCGTGAAGCCCGTCTGGGCCGTGGCCAACGACGCCGCCTTCTCCGCGGCCTACGCCATCGGCTGCGCCGCCGATCGGCTCTTCGTCACCGAGACCGGCGGCGTGGGCTCGATCGGGGTGATCGCGCTGCACGTCGACCAGTCGGTCAAGGACGCCCGGGACGGCTACCGCTACACCGCGATCACCGCGGGCGAGCGCAAGAACGACTACTCGCCGCACGAGCCGCTACACGATGCCGCCCGCGCGGCGCTGCAGGCCGAGGTGGACCGGCTGCACGCGCTCTTCGTCGCGCATGTGGCGGCGATGCGCGGCCTGCCCGAGGACGCGGTGCGCGCGACCGAGGCCGCGCTCTTCTTCGGCCCGCAGGCCGTCGAGACGGGGCTGGCCGACAGGGTGGCCACGCTCCCCGCGGTGCTCGCCGAGTTCGACCGACATCTTTCTGCCGCGCGGCGTCCGTCTTCCCCGCCGCGCCAAGCCCCGACCGGGAAGGCGACCGTTTTCCGAGGAACCCCCACCATGACCGATACCCCGCCCGAGACGCTCGGCGTGGATGAAGCCGCCGCCCTGGTGGCCGAGGCCCGCCGCGAAGTGGCGCAGTCCGCGCAAGCGATCGCGGAACTGTGTCTGCTCGCCGGCTGCCCCGAGCGCGCCGCCGAGTTCATTGCCGCCGGCCGCACCGAAGCCGAGGTGCGCCGCGCCCTGATCGAGGCGCGCGCCGCCCACAGCATGGAGTCGGCCGTGCGCTCGACCCACGCGCCCAACGATTGGGCCGCCCCCGGCGCCGATCCGGCGGCCTCGCCCGTGGTCGCCGCCGTGAAGAAACTCGTGACCCGGGAGTGAACCATGCCCACGCTCACCCAAGCCCCCAACCTCGGCGACCTGCTGAAGTACGAGGCGCCGAACCTGTATTCGCGCGAGCGGGCGACCGTGGCCGCCGGGCAGAACCTGCCGCTCGGCGCCGTGGTCGGCCGCGAGACGGCCACAAGCAAGCTCAAGGCCCTCGACCCCGCGGCCGGCGACGGCAGCGATGTCGCCGTGGGCGTGCTCGCGCTGGCCGTCGATGCGACGCTGATCGACCGGGAGGACGCGATCCTGATCGCCCGCCACGCCATCGTCGCGCGAAACGCGCTGGTCTGGCCCGCGGGGATCACCACCGCGCAGCAGCTCGCTGCGATCGCCCAACTCGAAGCGCGCGGCATCGTGGTGCGCGACAGCGCCTGACCGACACCCGATCCCGACCCACTCGAGCGACCTGCCGCCTGGCGGGTTTGGCTTCGGCCGCCGCTACGCGGCTTCACACCGGCTTCGCCGGCATGAGCCTGCGCCGAAGCTCCTCTTTCGCATTTCTGGAGACCCCGATGCTCAACCCCTTCGATTCCCGCGGCTTCTCGATGGCGAGCCTGACCGCCGCCATCAACCTGATCCCCAACCGCTACGGGCGGCTGGAAGCCTTGAACCTGTTTCCGGCCAAGCCCGTGCGCACGCGCCAGGTCGTCATCGAGGAGTACGCCGGGCGCCTGAACCTGCTGCCCACCCGGCCGCCCGGCTCGCCGGGCACGGTGGGCGAACGCGGCCAGCGCCGGCTGCGGTCCTTCGTCATCCCGCACATCCCGCACGACGACGTGGTGCTGCCCGAGGAGGTCCAGGGCATCCGGGCCTTCGGCTCGGAGACGGAAATGGAGGCCGTCGCGGGCGTGCTGGCGCGGCACCTGGAGACCATGCGCAACAAGCACGCGATCACCCTCGAACACCTGCGCATGGGGGCGCTCAAGGGCCAGATCCTGGACGCCGACGGCAGCACGATCTACGACCTGTTCACCGAGTTCGGCCTCACCCCGCAGGTCGTTGCCTTCGACCTCGGCAACGCCGGCACCAACGTGAAGGCGAAATGCCTGTCGGTCCTGGCCGCGATCGAGGACAACCTCAAAGGCGAGTTCATGACCGGCGTGCATTGCCTGTGCTCGCCTGAGTTCTTCGCGGCGCTGACCGGCCACGCCAAGGTCGAGAAGGCCTTCGAGAACTGGCAGCAGGGCGCAGTCCTCATCAACGACGTGCGGCGCGGCTTCACCTACGCCGGCATCACTTTCGAGGAGTACCGCGGCCAGGCCACCGACGCCGAGGGCAACGCGCGCCGCTTCATCGCCGCGGGCGAGGCCCACGCCTTCCCGCTGGGGACGGTGGACACCTTCGCCACTTACTTCGCCCCGGCCGACTTCAACGAGACCGTGAACACCTTGGGCCAGCCGCTCTACGCCAAGCAGGAGCCGCGCAAGTTCGACCGCGGCACCGACCTGCACACCCAGAGCAACCCGCTGCCGATGTGCCACCGGCCGGGCGTGCTGGTGAAGCTGACGGCAGCGTGATGGCGCAGGTGACGGATCTCTACGAGGCCGCCGGCCGCGCCGGGCTGCTCACCGACGTAATGGTGGGTTCGCTCACGGTGCAGTGCGTCTTCAGCGCCCCGGACGAGCTGGCGCTCGACGGGCTCGCCCTGAACCGCGACTACCACCTCGAGTACCCGAGCGCCTGGCTCACCCTCGCCGTCGGCGACACGGTGGAGATCGCGGGAAGCCCGTATCGGGTGCGCGAGGTCCGCCAGCTGCGCGACGGCTCCGAGATGCAGGCCAAGCTGACCCGGCTATGACGTCCTCCGTCCGCGAGCGCCTGGTCCGGGCGGTCGTGGCGCGCATCGGTTCCGCGATCGCACCGACGCCGCTGCATCGCCAGCCCACCGTGCCGCTCCCGCGCGAGGCGAGCCCCTCGCTCCTGCTGTTCATCGAAGGCGATCAGGTCGCAGCGCTTGCGAACGACCGGTGTGAGCGCGCCCTGACGCTGAGGCTGGTCGCGCTCGCGCGCGAAGACGACGCCTTCGACGTGGCCGACGCGCTCATCGTCGCGGCGCACGGCGCGCTCATGGCCGAGCCGAGCCTCGGCGGGCTGGCCCTGGGCGTGCGCGAGATCGACTGCGAGTGGGACACGGAGGACGCCGACAGCCAAGCACTGGCCGTGCCCGCGCGCTACGAGATCCGCTACCGCACCCTGGCCTCCGACCTCACCCAAAAAGGATAGTCACCATGCACATCGAACTCATCGAACCGCACACCCACGCCGGCCGACTCCACGCCCCCGGCGAGATCCTCGATCTCGACGAGGCAGCGGCGGAATGGTTGATCGAGCGCGGGACCGCGCGGGGGCTGATCGAGCGCGGAGCCGCACGGCCGGCCGACCCCCAACCCCAGACCCCGATCAAGACCCGTAAGGGAGACTGACCATGCCTTACTTTTCCGGACAGGGGCGCGTCTACATCGGCGCCCGCGACGCACTCGGCAACCCGCAGGGGTTGGCCTACGTGGGCAACGTGCCCGAGCTCAAGGTCTCCCTCTCGGTGGAGACCCTGGAGCACCAGGAGTCGGTGAGCGGCCAGCGCCTCACCGATCTGCAGCTCATCAAGACCAAGAAGGGCGAGTTCGCCTGCACGCTGGAGGAGCTCATCGCGACCAACCTGGCGCTCGCCCTCTACGGCGCCACCACCGCCCAGACCCCGGGCACGGTCACCGCCGAGGCGCTGCCGAACCCGGTCACCCCCGGCAGCCTCTACCTGCTCGCCAAGCAGGACGTCTCGTCGGTGGTGGTAAAGGAC